TTCGTAGGCACGAAGTCCGTATTTAATAAGAAAGATCCAAAGATTTGTTATAATGATGAAGATGTTGAACACTACTATGGACACATTCCCGTATTAGTTCACATCTTACAGTTTTGTCTTGAGTACTTACCAATGACGGATCATATCTATCAAGGTGATTGGATCGGGTTCGGTGGTGAAAGGGAATATACACCGAATACATTAACATATTTGTTTCCCGACCACACGGGTGAAGATATCATCATAGCACCGCATACCCGTTATGAGTTGGGTGAGAATGGATTGCGTGATGCCTACGGAGTGCCAGTGAATCAGACTGAACTGAAATCCACTGCCTCTTGTCGTTTTGTTCGCCCGAAGTGTCGTATGTACACAGGATATTATAATCAGTTAGATGGTAAGGACAATCGTTTTGAACTGGGTAATCGTGTTGAGTTTGCAAGGCAGATTGCAGCAAGCGTTGAGTTTGTGGATCAGAAGACAGCAGCGAAACTTAAGAAAGCATTTAATAAAGCGATCCGTAATGGTGAGGACATTCACCCAGACACATTTGAATTTGAGGGAGTGGATCGTAACCTGATCCGTTTGTGGTCACTGGTGCGTTGTATCAAACTTGCAGCGTTATACCAGTGCAGACATGATTATTCTTTAGAAGTTTACTTTCAGGGTGATGAAGCAGAGCATGAGGGTTATGTTTTTGATAACGGGTTTGGTACTTACAAACTGGTGGATCGCATGACATTCAGCAGACGCAACTTCCTACATTCACGAATGGCACGGGGGTAGTCCATTCGTTCGTTCGTGGGATCAGCAGTTATTTTATGTTGATCCCCCCCTTATATAAAATCGCGTGACACCCCTAGTCTACAAAGTGTTACGAAAGCGACACAAATATTACAGGCATTGTAAAATTTTTTTTCGCTATATAAAAACGACTACAGGTTTTCACAGTATGGAAAAAAATTCCGGGGGCTTTATTACATCCATAGAGGTTGATACAGTAACTGGAGAATATCGTGCTATAATACCAGAGTGGATCATCAATGAAATGGGTTGGTATGAAGATACGAATCTAAATTGGAAGATTGATGATGACGATGTAATTATTACTGAAAGTGATGAATGAAGTTCAATTTGTAAAACATCAGGTTTTTCGAGAAACACCCGATGTTATTTTTTATGATATATCAGTAGAGAATAATAATGCGACAGATCTAGTTGAGCATACAGGCCCTGCAGTAAGTCCACCTGATGAGAATGGAGACAAACAATTTTACATTCATTACCATCAGGTTGACCATAACAGAGTTCTGTCCGGAGGTCGCACTTTTGAACTTGTAAATCCTGATTGGTCAGATCCCTATCACATTGTTCATTTGAATCGTGATTGTGGAGCACTCATCATACCGAAGGGAACATATCACCGTTCTACTTCAAGCATACATGGTTCGATTGTTATTAATCAAGCAGTTCGGGACAAAGACTTTGACCATACTACAGAATTTGTTCCAGTAATAGCTAGACAGAATACACTATTGTATAGTATACTTAACGAATACAAACCTATTATTCATTACAAATACTTCAATAAGTAAAATGCAAACCTACCACATATACTTAAACGATAAATGTCTGTTTAAGAATTTAGATCAACATGAATTCGATGTGATATGGAATAAACTCTATACTTCTTACTGGAAAGAAGAGATTACATACTCTTGTATTACGGATAATACGAAAGATTATGTATCAACACTTGAAGAGAGTTCTTATTGACATCACCTAGATATTGATGTAAAATATAATTATGTAATGAATTAATTATGGCAAAAGGTTTTAAGGTCAAACCAAAGACTCCTGTTCAAAAAGAACCCGAATGGGATTATGAATTAGCGAAACAATTAATCAGAGGTAAAAAGATCGTCTTTTGTCTTCCCGGCAGAGGAGTCTCATATACCTATCTGAAAAACTTTGTACAGTTGTGTTTTGATATTGTACAAGCAGGTGGAGGAATACAGATATCTCAGGATTATTCTTCAATGGTAAATTTTGCCCGTTGTAAGTGTTTGGGTGCAAATGTTCTTCGAGGCCCGAACCAGTTACCTTGGGATGGTAAGTTGGAATATGATTGGCAATTATGGATAGATAGCGATATTGTTTTTGATACTGCAAAGTTTTATCAGTTAGTGCTCAACTCAATACCTGCAGAAGCAATCACAAAGCAGGAAGTCACTGAGTATGTAAAAGATGCACAAGGAAATGAAATTAAAGATAAAGACGGAAAGTCAATCACAAAGGTTGTTGGACATAATATTGTAATTGATGACACAAAGGTTCGTCCAATCGTATCTGGTTGGTATTGTACTGAAGATGGTCGCACCACATCGGTTGCTCACTGGTTGGATGAAGAGGACTTTTCCTCAAATGGTGGTGTCATGAATCACGAGACTCTCGATACCATACAGAAAAGAAAGAAACCATTTACTGTTGACTATGCAGGATTCGGTTGGTTACTTATCAAGAAAGGAGTCTTTGAGGACTTTGATGAGAGTGGAAAGAAAAAGATGCCTTATCCTTGGTTTGCTCCAAAGATGCAGGTCTTTGAGTCTGGTACTGTACAGGATATGTGTGGCGAAGATGTCTCTTTCTGTCTCGATGCCAAAGAGGCCGGTTATGAAATCTGGTGCGACCCTCGCATTCGTGTTGGTCATGAGAAGACAAGGGTAATCTAATGATCATTACAATACTCTCGGCACTTCTGATTCTTGCAATTATTATATTTTTACTGAGATACTATGATCCGCATGCGTAGAACCAAGTACACAATACTTAAAAATGGTGAGGCAGTCTTCTCTGACTTGTCTCAAAGCGAATATTTTGACCGCATGCAGGACTTTGCGGTTGAATTTTATCTTACAGGGAAGAATAACCCTGACGAATTTACTACTGAAATGACAGAGGAGGAACTTGATTAATGGCAAAAACATTTAGTATGGGTGTTAACATCGAAAGTCGCCCGAAAAAAACTCGACAAGGCAACGGAAAACACTCGAAATACGCGGCTACCTCGCGTAACTCGGCTCGTAAAAGACCAAGGGGGCAAGGAAAGTAAATGTCTTGTCTAATTGCGAATCTACCTTCCTATGAGGTTTGGGTAAGAAAGGAATATTTAACCGACCATAAGAGTGGCCACGGTGAATTTGTAAAGGGAGTCTGGGTTTCTGCCAAGTCAATACCCGGTCGAGCATTCTATTTTGAGACATATTTACCAGAATATGCTGCAATGTTCGATAAATTGCCAATTTCTGCGTTTACAAGCGACCCAGAGACACCAACACCTGACATGACACTGCATAATTTACAGTTTTGGAACTGTATGGACTATGGTGTAGTGGCAGTTCAGAAGCAATTTATCGGTTCAATGCACTATGAAGTGCTTACAAGGGACTTTGGAACACAAACTGGTACATATATTTGTACTTTAGACAATTATCATCAGGATGTAGACGCAATTGACTACTCTACAAGTGAACAACCTGCTGAACATAAGTCTCATAACCTCTTAGAACTCGATAATGGGCAGTTTTGTCTCTATCCAAACAACAGAATGAGGATATATGACAACAGTATCACTCCTGAGACACCTAAGAATCCTGATTTTAAGGTTTCAACCGTGTATTATCAGGTGGAAAACGGTCATGACCGTGATGGATTGGGTTCAGAAGAGAATTATTTCTGGAAAACTGCGAAAGAACGCAAAAATGACCCCGAATTAGGATAAATATTATTTAAAAGAGGTACAAATGGTCGTAAAAGTTGATAAAAGTCAAGAATTTGTCAAAAGTGGCAAAATTTTAATAAGCGAATATCCAAAAATCCATGAAAACACAAAAATTATTCAAAATTTACAGAGCAGTAACCAAAAAACCTAAAAAAATACTCTATCCACCTGTTCGCAAATCCTATAACATACATACATTCGGATGAAAACTGTGAAAAATGCCCATATGGGTACTCATTTACTTGTTGAAGTGTATAATGTGCCTTTTGATAAATTAAATGATGCAAAAAAGATTGAACAAGTATGTGTTGATGCTTGTAAAATTGAAGGTGTAAAGGTTCTTAATGCATATACACATCAATTTGACCCATATGGAGTGACTTGTACCTTAACTTTAGGTGAAAGTCATCTTTCTTGTCATACATGGCCTGAAAAAGGGTGTGTTGCCTTTGATATTTTTACTTGTGGAGCAAAAAATCCACGATGTGTGGCATGGTGGGTGCTTGAATATTTCGATACTGATGACTACATAATGAAAGACTTCGCAAGATAGGTATAAATAATAAAAAAAAGACTATAAATGGCGGTAACTCGCATATCTAGAGCGTTTAAAGACATAAATTTGTCATTTAAACCACATCCAGTTACAAAAGACATCACTACATTGCGAAATGAAAACGCAATTAAGAGGTCTGTGCGTAATTTAGTGCAAACAATACCGACAGAAAGGTTTTTTAACTCCATTTTAGGTTCTCAAGTTCGTGATAGTCTCTTTGGGTTTGTTGATTTCGGTACAGCATCAGTTATAGAAAGAGAAATAATCACAACTATTGAAAACTTTGAACCTAGAGTTGACAATTTACAAGTGAATGTTGAACCTCGACCAGATCAAAATGAGTTTGAGGTAAATGTATTATTTGATATTATAGGCCAAGAGTTTCCTACTCAAGACTTCTCATTCATATTACAAGCAGCAAGATAATGCCTTTCGCAAAATTTTCTAATCTTGATTTTGATCAAATCAGGACACAAATCAAAGATTACCTAAGAGCAAACTCAAATTTTACGGATTTTGACTTTGAAGGATCTAACTTTTCAGTTTTAATAGACACACTTGCATATAATACATATATTTCAGCATTTAACTCAAATTTAGTCGTTAATGAATCATTCTTAGACTCTGCAACACTTCGTGAGAATGTAGTTTCATTAGCTAGAAACATCGGTTATGTTCCTAGATCAAAAACAGCAGCAAGAGCATCAATTTTATTTCAAGTACAAACAAATTCATCTACTCCAACCCTTACTTTGCAACCGGGATTGGTTTGCACTGGAGCAGAGGATGATACCACTTTTGTTTTTTCGATATCTGAAAGTATCACAACAGTAGTGAACAATGGTATTGCTCAATTTGGAACATCAGAAAATCCTGTAGATGTTTTAGAAGGTACTTTTCTTACAAACCAATTTATAGTAGATGGATCATTAGAGCAAAGATTTATTTTAGATAATGGATCAATTGATTCCTCCTCCATAGTAGTTTATGTAAAAGGTTCTGCAGATCCCGGTCTTGGGAAACAATATAAGTTAGTAGATAATATTATAAATGTTACTTCTGCGTCAGAGACATATCTAATTCAGGAAATTCAAGATGAAAGATATGAACTTTTATTTGGTGATGGCATTTTTGGTAAAAA